ACAAACTTTGACAACACTACTGAACTAATAGAAGTCAAGGGATTTGAAACAGATCTCTGGCGATTAAAATGGAAGCTAACAGAATCTCTTTTGTATGCTGGTAAAATAGAAGGTGAACACCCTGACACCACAAGTTTAATATTAGTAAAATGAGTGATGACGAAATATTAAATAGATTATATAGAAAGCATACTTCATGGGTTTTAATGGCAGAAAGAATGATGCCTTTGTACTATTCAATGACTGCTGAAGATGTAGTTCAAGAAGTTTATTTAAAAATTTATCAAGAATTAGGGAGCAAAAAGCTAAAATCTACGACTATAATAATAGACGGACAGCCAAACTATGCAATAGTATACTTACGAATTAGAAATATTATTGCTGATATGATGCGTTCTGAGAAGTCTAGCACACCACTAACCACAGACATAGAAGATAAAGAAGTAGAAAGTGCAGCAGAGTTTTATGAAAAGATTGATGGTGTTATTGAAAATTTTCAATGGTTTCACAAGAAGCTTTTTAAGCTTTATAGCAAAGAGTTTAGATCTATTAGGAAACTATCTAACGCCACGAAGATAAGTTATAAGACAGTATTTAAAACGGTTAAAGAATGCAAAGAAGAAATAAGAAAACAAATTAAAAATGAAAACTGAATATTTGATTGAGAAAATAGGTAAAGATGTTGTTGACTTATTGCTAGAGAAGAATGCAGCTTATGGAGATACAGCAACAAACCCAGCTAATGTATTTAGTAATCTAAATTCTATTGAAGCAATTAAAGTGAGAATAGATGATAAACTATCAAGAATTAAAAATAAAGGTATAAACGATAAAACAGAAGATACATTAACTGATTTAATAGGGTATCTAATACTGTTAAAAATAGCATATTTTAAAAATGAAAAGTAAAGGTTTAGGAGATACTATAGATAAAATTACTACAGCTACAGGAATTAAAAAAGTAGTTAAATGGATAGCTGGAGAAGATTGCGGATGTGAAGAACGTAGAGCTAAACTAAATTCTTTGTTTCCTTACACCACAAAACAAAACTGCTTAGTAGAAGAAGAATACAATTGGCTTCATAATTATATGTCAACACATAGACAAGTTATAAGCAGAGACGAACAACACAAAATGCTAGAAATATACAACAGAGTATTTGAAGCAAACAAACAATCTTCCTCTTGTGGCTCATGCGTAAAAGAATTATACAACACATTAAACAAATTATATAAAGCATATGAACAGGAAAGTTAGAGAACAACCCAAAGCCAAACTACTAGCATACCTAACTAAACACAAACAAGAATTAAGTAAAATATTTAAAGAAAAAGAGAAGCATGAGTACAGCAGATGATATTGTAAATCAAATATATTTTATACACAGCATGACACCTAACAACCAAGAATTTGGGGATAAGATTAGACAAGTCATTATGGAAGCAAAGAAAGAACCACAAAGAAGTTGTGATATAGATGACGAAGAATGTATTAGCTGTGGCTCTTGAAACAAATCAAAGTAATATCAAAAGTTGTTAATGGCAAACTAATTAGAAATAGAGCTAAAGTCAAACAAGCTGTACAAAACTTTGAAGGAAAAGAAATTGAAATAATAGTGAAAAGGAAAACAAACCATAGAAGCAACCAACAGAACGCTTATTACTTTGGTGTTGTTATTCCTATGACTATACAAGCTGTTGAAAATGAATGGGGGGAAATATGGGACGTAGAGAAAGCTCACAATCTGTATAAGTCTTTATTCTTATATGAAGAAAAGATAAATCCAGAAACAAGTGAAGTTATCAAAGTCCCTACTTCATCAACAGAAAACACAACCACTAAACAGGAAGTATTTCATAAACAATGCAGAGACTTTTTAAAAGAATGGTTCAATGTAGATGTACCACTTCCTAATGAAGAAATAATTTTTGATTAATCAAGTTTTTTCAAGATGAGCAAACATGGAGGTAAAAGAGAAGGTTCTGGTAGAAAGGCAAAAGCTGATGAGTTAGAGTTAATAGAAAAACTAACTCCTTTACATGATTTGGCAATGGATGCACTTAAAAAAGGTTTAGAGAATGGGCAATACCAATTTGTGCAATTATACATGAGCTACTACTACGGAAAACCAAAAGAAACAAAAGACATAACAGTAAACCGAGACTTGCCTTTGTTTATAGATTAGATGATACCAGAAAGAACAACAGCAGTAAAAAGGTTAAGAAAGCTTAATCAAAGAACTAAGATTGTTAGAGGGGGATCAAGTGCTGGTAAGACAATAGCAATACTTTGTATTCTAATAGACTATGCTTTAAGACACAAGAACAAAGAAATAAGTATAGTTAGTGAATCTATCCCACATTTACGTAGAGGTGCTTTAAAAGACTTCTTAGGTATTATGAAAGGTCTGAATAGGTACAGAGAAAAAGAATTTAATAGAAGTACTTTAAAATACGAATTTTGGACAGGTTCATATATAGAGTTTTTTTCTACTGACCAACCAGACAAACTACGAGGAGCTAGAAGAACTGATCTTTATATTAATGAGTGTAACAATGTACCATTTAGCAGCTATCAAGAATTAAGCATAAGAACATCTGAAAACATTTGGCTAGATTACAACCCAACATCTTTATTCTGGGTAGACAAAGAATTAATAGGGCAATCTGATACAGACTTTATCACACTTACTTACAAAGACAATGAATCACTTCCAGAATCAATAGTTAACGAATTAGAGAAAGCAAGAGTAAAAGCAAAGACTTCTAGCTATTGGAAGAATTGGTGCAGAGTTTATTTAGATGGTGAAGTAGGAAGTTTAGAAGGTGCTTGCATTCCAGACTGGAAAGAGATTGACATAATACCTGAAGAAGCTAGATTGCTTTGTGCTGGTTTAGACTTTGGTTATTCTGTAGACAGCTCTGCCATGTGCTTGCTATACAAATACAACGACAGCTACATATTTGATGAAGTGCTTTACAAAACAGGTATGTTAAATAGAGACATATCCAACTTTATAAAGAACAATAATATTGACTGTTACATTTATGCAGATTCAGCAGAGCCTAAATCAATAGCAGAAATAAGATTAAGTGGATTAGATGTTTATCCAGTAACTAAAGGCAGAGATTCTATTGTGTATGGTATTAACCTAATAAATCAGAATGAAGTATTTGTAACATCAAGAAGCAAAAACTTAAAGAAAGAATTAGAGGGCTATATATGGATGAAAGACAAACAAGGCAATAGTTTACAGAAGCCAAATCCTATGACTGGAGATCATGCAATAGATGCTGCTAGGTATGCAATGATGATGGAATTAGAAAATCCTAATAGGGGGACTTATCATTTATATTAAAAACGTGGATATCATTTTAACCTTTTTAACGACTTAATAATATGAAGCTAACATTAAATATCCCTGAATCACTAAGTGAAGTTACTTTAGATCAATACCAAAAATGGTTAAAAGTTGCAGAAGGTAAAGATTTAGACAACTTCCTACAGCAGAAGATGATAGAAATATTCTGTGGTGTAACACTAAAACAAGTAATGCTGATAAAAGCAAAAGATATTGAATCAATAGTGGCTCAAATATCAAAGCTATTTGATCAAAAGAATAGTAAGTTCATTGACAGATTTAAGTACCAAGAAAAAGATTTTGGTTTTATACCAAAGCTAGATGACATGACATTTGGCGAATATGTTGATTTAGATAATTACTTAGCAGATTGGCAGCTAATGCACAAAGCAATGAGTGTTTTATTTAGACCAATAACTTTTAAAAAGAAGAATCAATATTTAATAGAAGATTATGAAACTGCTGACAAGTACAACATGAAGCAAATGACTTTAGATGTAGTATTTGGATCACTTGTTTTTTTTTGGAATTTAAGAAACGAATTGCAGAAACATATCCTGAACTATTTGGCGAATCAAACAGAAGTGCCGATCTCTCAAGAACTGCGGGATTCTCTCAGAAATGGGGCTGGTATCAATCTATCTATGGACTGGCAAACGGAAACATTCTCCACTTTAATGAAATAACTAAACAGAAATTACATAAGTGTTTAATGCACTTAGCATTTGAAAAAGACAAATACGAGCTAGAGCAACACATACTGAAAAGTAAAACTAAATGACAAAAGAAGAAATACTAGATATAATAGTAGATGAAAACAATATAGATGAATTAAAATTTGTCTTGTTAGCTGATGGCTTTGAAGAAGCTTTTGTAGGTGTTACAGTAACAACTCCTAAAAAGGTGATTTATGATTATTGGAAGTGTTTAGACTGTATTATTAAAAAAGAAGGTATTGGCTTTGATGATGCTTTAGATTTCTTGGAAGAATTTGTAGAAGAAGATTTAGGACTTAACACTCCAATTTATATAAAGAAAATATGAAAAGTTTTTATAACGTAATAGACAGCATCAAAACAGCAGTAAATGCAGAACCATTTAACAATAATGTAAGTTTTGGTGATATATCAGAAATTGATTTAAGTAAGCAAAGCATATTTCCATTAGCTCATATAATGGTAAATAATATGACTGTAGAACAGCAGTATGTTTCATTTAATGTAACACTATTTTTAATGGATCTAGTAGATGTAAGCAAAGAACCAGATGCTAGTTTATTTCTAGGAAATGACAATACACAGGACGTGTTAAATACGCAAGCAGCTCTTGCTACTAGAGTTATAAGAGTATTGCAAAAAAGCAATCTATACAAACAAGACTTTGAGATATTAGGAACTGCAAGTTGTGAACCTTTCCATGATAGGTTTGATAATAATCTTTGTGGCTGGGCAGTAACCTTTAATATTAATGCTAAAGATGAAATGACCTACTGCTAATGAGTGAATTTAAAAATGCTATAGAAGCTTATGCTAAACACGTAGTTAAAGAAGCTAGAAATAACTTGGCTAAAATGGGCAAAGCTGGTGGTCAACTAGACAGGAGTATAGACTATGAAGTAAAGCAAAATAGAACTTCTGGTGGTCAATTTGCTACTGGTTACAATGCAGAGTTTTTTATGGAAGATTACGGAATCTACCAAGACTTGGGTGTGAAAGGAATTGGTGGCAAAAGAAAAACTGGCAAAAACAAAGACAAACCATTTGAAAACAAAGGTAGAGGTGGAGAGTTTCAATTTAGAAAAGGAGTACCAAATAGAGCAATGATTAAAAGTTTAAAAAGTTGGATTACTAGAAAAGGATTAAAAGGTAGAGATGAAAAAACTGGAAGATTTATTACTAACCAAAGTTTGTCTTTTATAATTGCTAAAAGTGTGTTCCATACAGGAATAAAAAGAAGCTTGTTTTTCACAAAACCTTTT